AAAGGTAGTTCTCTATGTTCTTTACAAGAGTTATAGGTAGCGCCGTATCCAAGTGATTCTGATAGTCGATTCCCAAAAGATACACCATTATCTTATTGTTCTCTTCCATCACGCCAACCCTGAACGGGGTTCCATACTTTGGCGGAAGCCTCAATATCCTGTCTATATAATCCTTTACTGTGACACACCTTTCCTGAGATGCCTTGTTGTACTTGATAAGATATTTCAACTCCCTTTCGCTCGGCATGTCTTTTCCCGAAACAGAAGGTGTCGTATTCTCAACCCTTATGGCTCTGGCCATAGTCTCGGCAAGTTGCCTGTTCCTGAATTCAGCGTTAAGATAACTTACCCTGTTTATAGCACCTTTCGCAACATTGCTCTTCTTTCCTCCGCCAATCCTGTAAAGAACAAAAAGCGTAGTGTTTGCCTTTGGAAGAAGGCCCATGTTGCCGTTGTTCAGTATTCTCGACATCTGCCATTTCGAAAACTCTGCCATTGAACTCTCGCCATTAAGTGCCTTTGTATCTATGTTTCCATGTTCCACGCCGGCACCGAATATAATCTTCATATATCCCTTGTCGGTGTATTCTGTTATGAATTTGTGCTCTATAGGCCTCCACTCGCCTCTTGTAACGCAATAACTCGCCTGTTCGACCGCGTTTCCGTTTATGCCATACCCATACTTGTATGTTACAGGCTTTCCGTTGTTTTCCATATCCAGCCATGCCCATGATTGCGCAAGACTATCAACTTCATAGAATCTTGTCACCTTGTTGTTCGAGCAACTATTGGAATAAAAGTCTCCGTATGATGGCGATATCGAATTCTCGGTTCCGTCAACGACCAATACCGACTCTACGCTCATAACACCCTCAACCGGAAGTATAATCTCCATAAAAGGCTCTATATCGCCTTGCCTCAAAACCTGTTTATACACCTTTGACTCGCCTGCCGTTACAACGGCCAATTTTGTCAATATGTATCCGGTTACAAGACCGTTGCTGTTATAACTCGGGATTATTGTCCTGTTGCTGTTACCGTCTTCGTCGAACTGTTTCGCAAAATCAACATCCTCCATGAGTTCGAACTCTTGGTTAGCTGAAGCAAACCTTGTCCCCCTCTTTATTATAGGAGCGCTTTCATAGTCAGGTTCGTTTGGGTTTTCCTGCGACATTGGAACAGGAACTGTTATCCTTACTTCCGCCATTGCACCCTTCGGGCCGGGTACTTTTACACCGTTATTCCTCGCTATCGCAAGCAATGAGGCCATTTCCTGTGCGCTGTCTATGTTCGTTTCCTGATAAACCCTGTCTATGTGGTATGAAAGGTTGTCAGCCACATCAGCAGCCAAGTCAATCTGCCATGCCCCGACAGACGAATCGTTGTATTTGGTGCTTAGTTCAGGATAGTATTTCTCTGAGTATTTTATCAAGGCATCCTTATAGTCCTCGAAATTCCTGTTTAGGTATGAAATCCCTTTTTCCATGTATTATAACTTTATTGCAACTTTTGTCAGTTCTTTATTATTTCCTCTTGAAGTATAATATTCAACGCTCACTATTATACCATTATCACTTTCCTCGTCTACTATGACTGATATGTCCTTGAACTCGACCTGAGGGACATATTTCGTTATCTGTTCCGATATTTCTCTTTTTATGTCGTCAAACGACTGTTCGTCAGACTGTTCAAAAATGTATCTTACAAGGTTTGTACCGAACTCCGGGTCTCTCAACTTCTGCCCTTTCGGCGTAAATATCACATGCAAAACCTGTGACTTCGTACCCTCTGCCATCGTATCGTTCAGGTCCATGAAAATCATCTCGTCGTTGTCCGAAGAAAACGGGTATTTTATCCCATATTTTTGCCTTCTTGCCATATCTTTAAGTTTCAAATATAAATAGTTATAGCAGTTTTTTATAATATAAAAAAAAGCATTACCATTTTAAATGAAAAATGCCCTCTTTCGAGAGCATTGTTTCATTGTTTTTCTAAAACCTTACGCAATTTTTCCATGTCAAAAAACCACCCGAGCCTTTGCTTTATGTATTCGTTCTTTTCATCCGTCATTTCGTTAATCTTTAAATATTTCCTCATGAACATCTCCTTTATGAACTCTTTCTTCTGCTTGTGTTGGTCGTTTGTGAACATAGGATTGTCAGGATATCCACGCTCTGCCTTTTCAATGAACTCCTCAGTACTCTTTGTCATATAATGGTTTATGCAAGCGTATTTATTCTTATGTAAATTGAAATCAATCTCCAATTTTTCACCGCACTCGTTGCAGGCCCTTAGCATCGGGTTCATGTGCCAATCGCCACCCTTGAAATAGTATTTAGTCCGTCCGCGCATGAAAACTTTGCCTAAGCCATTGTATCCACATTCCTTGAACTGTTTGAACCTGTCAACAACATTCCCTTCTGTTTCTAATATATGCCCATCATCTCCATATGTTTCCCAATTCACAACAATTTCATCAAAGTCATTGAATATGTTCATCGACAAGAACCCGTTAAGTGTATCAATACCATCAACGCCTTTTAAAAAGAAAAATTCGTCAACATCGACAAACAGTGCCCAATCACATTCATCCACATGTTTAACGATGAAATCATTGTACGCATCACAATGCGCATTTCTCTTGTCCCTAAATTCAATAAGTTCAACAAATCCTTCATCAATGTATTCTTTTATTTGTGATTCGGGCGATTCTTCGTCATCAAAACCATTGTCATATATAAACATCTTCGTGAATCCCATCCGCCTATAATGCTCAACAAACTCCCTGATATACTTGTTTTCCTGTCTTGCTATCGTACATGTATAAACCTTCATTTCAAATACGCTTTTTTACAAAACTCAAAATTTCTACTTATTCTTTCGTTGTTCCCGTTAAGTTTCACAGCCTCATGCGAAAGTTCGTATGCCTTCTTGTATTGGCCGGTGTAATAATAGGCTATTGACATCGTGTCGTAATAGTCAGCGAAATCGGCGTCATTCGTTATTTCTATAGCGTCTTCATGCTTTTTATTATCACATGTAGAAAGCAATGATATCGTTGTATTAAACAAGCCTTTCCTGTTGAGTATTTGTCCTATCTTCGAGTTTATGCGCACATAAGACTTGTCGATGTCATAAAAGCAAAGGCAGTTCATAAAGCATTTCTCCTCCTCGCCAAGTTTTTCATATGCATCCTGAATCATATTATAGGCATACAATGTGTAATATGTGTTCATTGTCTTTAGCGACAATGCCTTTTCCATGCTTTCTATGGAGCCGTAGTAGTCTAACAGACAAAATTTGTCCCATCCACAGAATAACAAAGACTCATAATCACTCTCTTCAGAACCCCTCACCTTTATAAGTTCATGGTACATTTCCCTGTCTTTTCTGTTGTCAGGATGGTGAAATATTGTTATTTTGCCTGTCATATCTATCACCTCCCTGTCTTCGTCCGTGTCAAACGACTCGTGAATGGCATGTTTCCATTCTGTCACTTTCCTGTTGTGGGCAACGGTTTTAACATTAAAGTACCCGTCATTTTCATAAAACCCGACGCGGACCACAGTTTTCCTGTCTTCAGGCATTCTTATTCTCCTCAACTCGTCGGCCCAACCTTTATTGAATGTTTCATCCAAATCAATCCTTATAAGGATGTTGTACCCTTCCGGAACAAGTTTCATTGATTCGTTCCTTGCCACATCGAACCTGAACGGTTCAATAATCTTTTGTTCCACATAAATACCCCGTTTCCTAAGTTTTTCAACCGTGTCGTCGCTTGAACCTGTGTCCAACACGACGACATGGTCAGCCTCAAGAACACTGTCGCACCACTTGTCAACATTCTTCGACTCGTTCTTCGCTATGGCGTAAACGCATATCTTGTTATCCATATGAATTAAGTGTACATGTTATTCTCCATCTTGATATAAGGCAATTTGTAAATCCTGTCCTCGCTGAAGTTGTGCAGGAGCCACAATGTCCATATTCTCTCTGAAAGGAATCCGCCTATCCTTGTCTGCCAAATGAATCCCTCATTAGTGACAGGCTCGCCGTGCGTGTACCTGAAATACTTTCCGGTCTCGATATTGTATTTGACATGATTATACAACGACTCCCGTGAGTTTATGTTAGCCATCTTCTTGTATGCGTCAAGGCAACTGAACAGGAACTCACAGTACCTGTCATAATCCGCCTCCTTCAATATAAAACCGTTTGAATAGTAAAGGTTCTCACCGTTCTTTATGTACTTGGCATAATCGTCCTTGTATTCAGGGAAATATATGGAAATCGCAATCTCCAAGATAGAAAGGTCGTCGCCGCAATTTGAAAAAGCGTACCCTTGCTCCACAGTATCAGCCTCTATGAACATATCACCACTGCTGTTTTCCCTCTTGTTTGCCGGATGGTTGAATGGCTCGCATGTAATCACATCATGGTCCTTAAACACACCGTCGAAATCGAAATTCTCGTCAATTCCTTCAAGAGGTCTTCTGTATTGCATCTGCCCCTTGTATTTCACTCCATGTACATTCTTCCATATCCAATATGTGCCCGTATTTTCCACAAAGAAATAGTTCTGAGAAGAAATGTTATCGCCAGTGTTGTCCTTCAGCCTGCAAACCTCTTCCCTGTTTTCGTCAGCGCCAACCTGTAGCGGGGTTACAACCTTGTCATCCATGAATTCGAAATCCTTCTTTGAATAGCAAAGCGAGTATACCTTCACATCATTGCTTTTCTCGACATCATCTTTGTACTCACCAATAAGATAGCCCATATCCACGCCGCATTTTTCCTTGAATACATCTATTTTCTCCTTTGTAGGAGCGTTCCTCTTGAAGAATATGGAAACAAGTTGTTCCTTCGATGTCGTGTTTCCGTCGCAGAACCCCCTGTTCACCTTGTTAGCGTACTCTTCGGCACTCTTTGTGCAATAGTGCCTTATACCAACATCCTTGAAATTGTATGGAACGAATGGGCTTTCACTTTCTATTGCCTTACCCATTGAATCGCAGCATTTTATCTTCATGCTTGGAGTATGTACCGTACCTTCCCACTTGAAGTCGTCGATGCCGCCCCTGATTATGCTCTTGATATGGAAATTCTCAGGGAAATCATATGAAACCTTATGCTCTAGCGGCAAGAATTTGGCGAATCTCAAAGTGAGCGGCCTCTCGTCGTAATAGACATTGTCGCAGTCACCATAGCAGAGCCAATTCAAATGTATCATGTTGAACCCGTTGAA